TGTATCGTATGAAACACCTTTGTTTGGTTTGATACCTTTAAATGACATCCACTCTTTGATAGATTGCCATAGATATGGAGTACCCTCTTTGTGACCGCTTTTAGTTGGTTTACGTCCGAACTCTACTTGTTCCCAATAGTCCTCCATTAAGAACGTAATCAATAACGAAGTAGGAGTTTGTGTTATCTCACCTGGTTGTATAGACTGTTTTAATGATGATGAAGCGTTGGCGTTCTTATTGTCCAACTCCTTACGCATCAGATTTACCGCTTTATTTGACCAATCAGCGATTATCTGTTGTAATAGGGATGATTCTTCCGTGAAGAGTGTTTTATCCTCTCCTAAGCGATTTATTAACTCATCTATGTTGATAGTCTTAGCCAATGAGATTAAAGTGTATTAGTTCACCACTTGTAAAATATTTTATTACCTCTTTCCAATAACCATCGGGTACAACTTGACAACCTGCACTCCATCGGTCAACTAAACTTCCTGCACCTGCTCTATGGAAATTAATGCCAAATAGTCCGTGTTGGGTTTTAGTTTTATCGATTACTCCGTCCTTGTTGCCGTCTCGGTAAATATCTATCGCTTTAACTTGTTTGAAATAGGGCATACCTAACCAAAGAGATTTCCAATTTGATGAAGTAATAAATTGATGTGTCCACAAGTATTGTGCAGGTATTGCGATTGCCGTTCCGGTAACTCCTCCGTGTGTTATTGGGTTTTGTACATAGAATTTACCTGCGGTGGTTGAACATGGCACGATTGATACTACACGCTCGTTGACAATTACCAATAAAAAGTCATCAAATGTATTGGTGAGTTTATCGTCTGTACGAACAAATACTAAACTCTTCGGAGTCCATATCCAACGCTTAACAGAAAAATAGTTCTGCACCCACTGATTCGCAGCGTCTAAGGTCTTTTGACCGATTACTCCGTCAACTTTTAGATTAAAGCCCCGTTGGTTTAGAAATGTTTGAACGCTTTTCATAGAGTTCCATTGTTTTATTTAAATAGTAAGAGGCTTTAAGTAAATCAGTTTTACCGCCTTTCATATCGTACCTCCAAACGTACTTAATTACATTTCCAATTGTGTACGCTTCTTCTGGTGGTAGTCCTTTTACTGCGGTTAAGATTGCATCCATTGCCTCAATTTCGCCTTTGTTGTAGTGGCTTGGTTTGTTTACGATATCCATTCTGCTACAAATCTATTAATATCCATCGTAATTAGTAGCATTTGACCGCCTTTAAAAAGAACATTAGTATAGTCATAGTTGGCAATTGCTCCCGAAACATCGTCTAAATTGATATATCCATCCTCTAAGACTTCGACAATATCCGCACCTAAGCCAACTTCCTTGTAAATCGAATCTTGTTGCTCTTGGTGTACGATTTCAACTTTTAAGATTCTCATTAGTAGATTTCTCCGTTTAATATTTTAAAATTCTTAACGATGAAGTTACCATCTTGTTTAACGTCAACCGCTGCAAAACCTAAATTCCACTTGGTATAAGCGTATGGTCTGTAATCTGGCGATAATGTGCATAAACATCCCATTGACCAAACACCCGTTGCCTCACCATTAATATTGTTTTCTGAGTGGTGACTTGTTGTGTGGTTGTGTCCAAAGATTGTTGACGATTTAGCCTTTAAAAACATACCACGTGCAGGGTTAACGGGTGAGAATACACTCTCTCCCATTTCGTGTCCGTGCAATACGTTCAATTTGCCTAACTTAATTATTTCACGATTAACCAAGTTGATTTTAAACTCGCTCAATCCTAATAGGTTTTCAAACTTCAAATTGTCAACATCGCTAAACTCTTTAGCATTACGCAATAAGTAGTTTCTAACTCTTTCCTCGTGGTTACCTAACTTGTAATATATCGGTATAATGGGGAATAGTTCACGCAAGTAGGCGAAAAATGTCTTAGTCATTTCAATCTCCTCTCTTAGCGACGGCATACCTACCTCTTTGATAAACGATGAAACTGGATAGCAGTCCATAATATCTCCGTTTAGAATGATACAATCTACATCGTTGTTTAATCCCCATTCTAACGCAGTAGATAAAGCCTCCATATCGTGGTAGGGAATGTGGATGTCGGATAGGATTAGATAGCGTCCCTCGTTTAAATGGACGTTAACCATTTCTTTATTATGGGAGAATACCTTTAATTTTTCTAAGCCTTCTTTAATGGTAGATTTTTTAGTCACGAACGTATGGTCTGCTAAATGACCTAATCTCCTCTCACCAATTGCCCCCTTGTAATACCGAATTTTCTCCCTGACTTGTTCGATAGATTTAAATTGTGGGTTTTCTTCTAAGATTAATTTCGCTAATGTGCGATTTGGAGCGTCGGGATACTTCTCCAAGTAGGATTTGATTATGTGTTTCATAAAAATATTGCCATAAGAGTAACCAATATTGCCCACATTCCTACTCCTTTTATGACATCTCTTTGCAATAAAATAGTATTATTACGATTTTGAATTTCAACGGATAACGAATCTGTCTTTATTTCAAGACGTTCAATCACTGAATCTTGGTAGTTAATTATTATTGAATCAGCCTTAACCAATTTGTTTAGTCGGATTACATCTCTACGAGCATTAGCACCCTTTACTAAGTACTTATTGGCGTTCGATACTATCGAGGTGTCGATGCAAATTAATTGCCCGTTTAAGACCGATGGAATCACGAGTAAAAGTATCAATATATAACGTGTCATATTTTAAGAGCGTTAGACGGACTTTCTTCCACTTAGTGATACTATCAGTCCACTTTATTATTTGAGTGTCTGTAGTGTGCTTATAATGCGTTTTTTTAATAAAACAATTATACAGGCACAACGCAAGTATTAGCCAAATAAGGAACTTGTATAGAGAAGTTGATTGCATATCCTGCTAAAATGTCCGTTCTTGAATCGTAAAAAGGGGAGGCGTTCTGATTTACTACCAATTGCCAAACTTCGTCTTGGTACTCAGAATCCAACAATGCAAAAATATCGCCCATAATTTGAGCGGTGTCAGATAGTACCTCTATTACGTTAGATTCAGATTCAAATACTCTATCCATAACCAACAGAGCAAAGTTGTAAGTTTGTAACTTGTTCGCTAAATCTAAAGTAAATCCATCGGGGTAAAGCCAAACAAGCGGATAGTATTCTATATTCTCAACCGTTAGGTTTGATTGTTGACCCACTCCGAATTTGCCCACCATCTTGTGACTTTCGGCTTGAGTTTGAATTTTTGCGATTATTTGGTTTAGCGTCATTTAAAAACTTGATTAATTTGGCTTCGTTGTTTTTCTGCCATTTATTATTGCGGATAGTCATAGTTCCAATAGCAATCATCCATATCGTCCCCCAAGTAAAAACCACCATAAAAAGATGTGTTTTTAGGTCGAATTGTATCAAATCCGCTTCCAGGATTGAGGAACAATGGATAAGTATTTGTGTTTTCACGGAGGTAATCTCTTAGTCTATTAGCGTAATATTCGGCTTTATCACGGAATCTTTTTTCAATCATTGTAAGTTCGTCAATACTCACCGCTCTTGCGTTCTCTGCCTCCCTTGCTGCTACGCTCTTATTAATCATTTTAAATGTCATAGGGAGCATAGATTCAGTGATGGTGTAATACTTCAAACAAGGTGCAATATACGAATCTAAAAGCGTTGTATTATTAGCCGTTAAAGTTCCTGCAAATGCTTGAGTCTGTAGTTCATCGTACAACCCAGAACCAATAATATCACGGATGTAAATCTCTTGAGCCTCTTTAATCGCACTTTTTAATAGTTTATCGTCAACATTCTCGTTGATTGCGGAGTTGTCCTTTAGATAGGAGGTACTTATAAAATATACGAAGTTGCTCATTTCTTTCTAATCATTACCTTTTGTTGCCAGATATGCCTACATTGTGGAGTTGTTATTCCTGTATCGGGGTTAGTGTACCATTTACCACGACGTTTCCAAACATCGTAACCAAGTTCTGCGGTCATTTGGTTGATGTCCTCACGGCTAAATACTTTGTTTGATTCTACGATTTTACGGCAAAAATCCCTTGATGTTGGTATTAATAAACCACCCTCAATACCGGGTGCTTTTTCGTACTGATATCTAACCACTAATTCTGTTTCTAAGCCTTTAATCAAATCTCTACCTTTAGAGGTCACTTTATATCCGTTGACTTCGGGAGCGATTCTATCCGATTTAATCAACTCGGTTAACGCATCCATTACGTTCTGTGCAGGTTGTTTAGTTAGGTTGACCAAATCACCTGTTTGTAGTCCTGGATTTTCTGCAAGAATATTCAACAACGCTTTGTTAAGAGCATCGCCAAACTCAAACTTCACCTCTTCGTATAAGTCCGCTGATTCTCCGTATTTAGCGAATACTTGTAAATCTCTTTCGTCATCCCAACCGAATGGATTTTGTTTGCTAAAAGCCGCAGGAGTAGCCGATTCGATAGCATCCCCATTTGGAATTGGTGGTAAACCTGCCAATTGACGTTTCTCGTTGATTGTCATATTTGACAACACATTGTTTGCAACCAATGGACTCAATGAATTGATAGCATCGTTTAGAGATGACTGAACTTTCACGGTGGACAATTGAGGTAATCCCATTTCTTGACGTGCTTCCTCGTTGGTTATAATTCCCTTTGCAAACAATTCGCTATAATCTAAACCTAATGGTGGTTTGTTCTCAGTTCGTAGTTGTACAGGTGCAATATACTCAAACAAGTAAGTCAACGCATCGTCTAACTTTTTTTGACGTGGTTCAACGTATGCAGATTGAAACATCTCATATGCTTCGATTAGTTCGCTTCTACCGCCTAATTGACCCTCTACACGCACTCCAAAGAGCATTGGGGAGTTTACCTTGTGCGAAACAAAAATCTCTTGTTGTACGGTCTTATTTAAGATGTCAAATTGCTTGTCAAAATCGCTTGGTTGTAGGTTGTTGATTATGCTTTCCTTTTCGTTAGGGTCATTGTACTGAATAATCAAGCCTCCTGCATTGTCTGTACCCGTGTAGTTTTTCTTTAATGCTCTTTCGGTCTTACGAGCCTCCTCAGGTGTTGGATAACCCTTGAACATTTGAATTAAGGTCTGAGCAGAAAATCCGTTTTTGATGGAATTTAAATGCCAATTAGAAACCTCCGTGTCGATTTCAATGTATTTTAATCCACCTACATAATCGGGTAAAGGATAAATTCCTTGTCCTGCTCTGTATAGTTGGCAATAGTACAACTGCTTTGATTCACGAGTAATAGGGTTAAATGGGTTGTATTCGATTATCTCGCATTTTCTATCAGACCAATCCTCGCAGAACGCAAACTTATCGGCTAAGGTTTTACGGATTTTTTGGAATGGTAAGTGATAAATCTCGGATATTTTCTGTTTGTCACGTGACCAAATAACCTCCAATGCAAACCCATTAAACAACTCTAAGTCATCCGCTACTTTGGCTTTGAGTTCGTCTAAACTTTCGTATGCGTTGATTGCCTCGACTTTCTGTTGAGCCTTTGCAATGATTGCGGTATCTTGTCCTTTGATTGAAGTACCTACACCTGCTAAATACGATGCCTTTGCGCTTACAATCGCATTGTGCTTAGGGGATTTATTGTACATTTCGATTAAGAACTCAGGGTATAAGTTGTCATCTCCAAATGTATATATACCCTTTGCTTTGTTCTCTTTAAAAGCAGGTAGTTTGTTGTCGTGAAAATTAATCCGATGAAACATCACTTATAAATAGTATTTATTCGATAGTGAAAAAGTTTGATAGGAATTTACCTAATCCACCAACGACTGCACAACCTATCATCACGGAGGGTTCAGACATATTAAATCCTGCAACCATTATAGATGCAGCGGCTAAACTATCGCCAAAAATGCGAATTCTTTTAGGTGTTGGCGAAAAATAGGGTTTGAACTTCACCCTTGACCTCGATTTGGTTTCCACGATTTATGTTTATTAATGTGTTTGGTATGTCTGCCTAACTTGCGTTTTGGCTTTTTACGAAATAGTGTTATTGATGTTTTAACCTTTGCCATATCTTCACTATATAATAAATTGAGGCAAGTAAACCCGAAACAATTGCAACTATTCCTGCACTTGCGGAAATTATGGGTTGTATTTCTGTAGCGAAATGAGCAACTGCACTAACACCACTAACGGCTGCTAAACTATCGGCTGCGGAATCGTTAAACTTGTTCATCGGTTGGGTTAAAATCGTTAAATCGTTCTAAATATAAATCTTCCATTCCTAAAAATGTATGTAATCCACAAGGTTCAGGAAATACCTCGTAAATCAATAAATCTTCGTTGGGTTCGCCATCAAACAAAATATCAACGGCAAATAATGTATTAATCACGCCTAATTCAACAATATGACAGTTTTCTAATGTGGGTTTGATTTCTTCCCACTTGTCTTGCGGTAATTCAAATTTTGCAAATATCATATTGTTATGTTGTTAAGGCTGTGCAATCTGCATCACTTAAAGGCGTTGGGTATAGTGCCATTGTTTTAATCCATCTTGGTATTCCCGCCCCAGTTCCGTTTAAAAATTCCATTATTGTAGTTGTAAATGCAGTTGCACTAACTTGTTTAACTCCATTCACAAACACATCAGCACTCGTTCCATTCCATTTGATAGCAATTTTAATAGTGTCGGTTGTTGTAGTGAATAAATTAGTAGTTGCACTTGCAATTATTTTTTGAATTACTTGTCTACCCGTTCCAGTATTCACAATCAAAAATCCATTGGCAATTGTTGAACTTGAATCGCCAATTCCTATACCTTGTGCTGCGGCATCTCTTGTATATGCAATGTTGTTGAGCATTTCAATAAATAAAGTTCCACCACTTGCAGAAATTAAACCATTGGTGTAAATGTTATTTCGAGTAAATGTATCTACCAATCGTGTTGCTGCGGCATTGGTTGTATTGATATATGTAGTTACAAATTGCCCAAATTCAAATTGTGGTGCTGCGATGCGAATGGTGAAATCGTAGGTGTTGCCGTTAACCAATGAAATGTATATACCAGGGTTAGCCCTTGCAACGGTTGCCCCCCCTGGTAATGTCATTACTCTATCATAACGAGTTAATGTAGTTGATTGAGTGATGTTAGGGGTAGCAACAATAGAACTTACCGAAAATCCTGCTGAGGTGTTAGTAGCAACCCCCAATCTATAATTACTCGGTAACGCTGAACCCGAAATTGAAGTCCAAATACTTTCTGTCCATATCTGTCCATCAGCGGCAACAATTTGGTTTGATGCTTCGAAAAATAAACGAGCAGTCGTACTTGTTGCTGTTCCACTATATCGAATGTCCACATAATCAAGTCCATTTTCTTGACCCGTTCCGCTGACCTCCAATGTCAATCCAGCCGTTGATTGATTTAGCCAGTTAGTCGGCAAGGTACTCGGACTTGTACTTGCACCTTGCATTGTAGAATTACGGATACTATTCGTTCTCTGTGGTTCTAACAATAATGCGGGGCAACTTCCGTACATATAGGATAAACGTGGGAAGTTAGCCGCAACACTACCGATATTACCATTAGATTGCGTTCTGTTTGCTACGCTATTTCTTGACCACGTTAAATCGCCATTCCCATTGGATGGCAATTCAGCATAGGCAACACCTGCCTTATATCCGCTTGGGATTAATAATAACGATGCAGATTGTAATAATGATGATGCAGCGGCAACACAATCAAGTGCCTCAATCGTTCCACCATCGGCAATTACACGGGATGAATAAGACCCTGCAAATCCACCCGCAAAGCGTCTACGATTAACGCCAACGCCTAATCCAATCATATATTATACATTACTACGCTACCACTTGTCAAAGTGATAGAGCGAATTATCTTCTCTTCAGGAACGACAATAAATGCACCTTGTCTTAATGTAACACCACTTAATCCTAATGATGTCAATAAAGATGCGTTTGCTTCGTCTAATATTGCAGATACTACGCAATCAGCGTTTACAATAAATCCACGCCAATTTCCTGTGACTGCTGAAGTGCCTGATACAACACGGCTGCCTGTGAACCCTGCCATAAATTCGGTTGAACTACTCATATATTTTTTCTGTTAAATTCGGTTGATATTCTGTTATTGAACTTGTTGTTAAAGTAACTTTTAATAATCCCTCTTCTACTAATTCATTGGATAAAGCAGGATTTAAATTACTATTGGAAGTTTGAGCATATACTTGGTATTCATACTCACCTGCATCTAATGTAAACGTAGTCCCCTCTATAACTTGAAATTGGTTGTATCTCTCCTTGTGCGTAGATACATCAGCCAATATCTTATATGTTGAAGTATTTGTTGTCCTATTTTTCAGCCAAAATAAAAAGTACGGATTTGTTATCGTAACTTTTTCGGTTAGCGTTAAATACCAATACTTTGTTTGTCCTTTCTGTAGTAGCAACATCAATATTAAATAGTAAACAAAAAAAATGTAATAAAAAAAGGGAGAACCGAAGTCCTCCCCTTTCAACTATGAAAACCTATAATCAGATGCCTAATGTGGTCAATACACCGCTCTGTACTTTGTAAGGGGCTTCAGATTCGATTGCAGATAGAGTTACCTCGTAACCTGTAGAATCTCCCATTGCAGTACCTGTATTAGCAACCATAGAAGTTACGTCACATCCGTACTCGTAACCTACTAAGAAAGCGTCATCGTTATTAGTCTTTACAATCGCATAGCAGCGACCTTGTGCCAATAATTTCATTTCGTTTCTTTTAGCAGTTGACAATCTACGCAATTTGAACGCAACATCCGCTTGGTTGAATACTGTTCCATTTTCTACACTTACGTTAGTAGTGGTAGTCATAGAACCTGTACCCTTTGGAAGTTCGTAATCGAATACGTCACCCGAAGCAAAAGTGGTGGCAGTTACCTCACCACTGGCAACAGTAAATTTAGAAGCACTCCAATTCATTAAGTGGATGCTCTTAATACCTCCGACTGAATCTTTGCAGTCTAAGGTAAATCCTTGTGTGAGTAAACAAGCCATTTAGTTAATTGATTAAAGGGTGAAATAAACGATTTCAGCAGGGTAAGCAACCTGTACACCATATTTGAAAGATGCACGGAATCTTACCTCGTCATTGTCCTCAGAGTACCAAAACTTGTACTGCTCCTCTTCGTTTGCTAAGTCAGTTCCTACGAAGAAGTTGCTCAAAGAACCTGCTACAATCTTGTTAGTGCCATTCAAACCACCAACTGCGATTATACGCATATTAGTTCCTGGATAAACCATTTCCATATTTACCGCAGCCTCAGGAGTGTAGTGGAACAAGTTAGCGTTTTTCAAGTTAACTAACATCAACTTAAATACGTCAACACCTACGAAACAAACTAAGTCAGTCTTAGTTGCAACACGAGCAGGTAATACTCCGTAGATTTGGTCTAAGATATCATCTACGTTAGAAACAGTGATAGAGGTAAAAGTAGTAGGAGCAGAGTTTCCTAATGTAGGAGAAGCACCGCTAATAACTTTTACGAATCCATCGAAACGATTGATGTTAGGGTCACCACTTGCAGTGTCACCTTGCCACATAGCGATTTCGATTTGCTCAGAAATAACGGCAGCCTTTTCAGCACCAAACTGCTCTTCAAAAGGCAATGCAGTTGCAGAACCTGGAGCGATTTGAGTTTGCATCCATTTTGCTTCCAAAGATTTAGGGCAAAGAGTTTCTTCAACCTTAACCGCACCTACAGTGATAGCACGTTGAGTTAAAGTAGTTGTTCCACTTGGGTTGTAACCACAACCATCGGCTTGGAAGAACACGGTAGAACCTACCAATGCCAACTTAGAAGAAGATTTGATGCCAGGTTGAACCTGACCAGCAGACTGCATTACAGAAGCGGTTTTAGAACCGAATAATGCTTTTACTAATAATTCGGATTGTTGCTCGTTAGTGTAGTTAACTAATCCTGATACGTTAAATGCCATTGTTTTATTTGTTAATTGATTTTGCGAATTTTAAAAGATTTTCAAATTGTTGCTCTTTCTTACTTGGAGCGATAGGGGTTTTAGTAGGTTCAGCGCTTGGCATTTCAGCAAGTGCCTCAACCAAACTAACTACTTTAGACATTGCCTCTTTAACAGATGCTTTCTCAGCGATTAAAGCGTCAATCTTTGAGTTTAATTCTGCGATTTTTTCGTCAACTCTTAGGTTAACAGATTCGATTGCAGAATCAAAAGCGTTCAATTCTACTTCTACTTCGATTTCGGGTTCAACGATTTCAGTTACAATACCATCCATAGTAGTAACCAACATACCACCCTCTACCTCGTGAGTTGCATCAGGAGCAGGAATATCACCTTCGGCAGTTTCTACTAAAATAGCAGTACCAACGGCTAATTCACCCGTCCATTTAATTGTAGTACCATCGGTCAACATCGCTGACTCGAACGATACTTCTTCTTTAGGTTCTTCGCTTGAGAATCCAAGCAATGACCTAATTTCGGTTAAAACTTCTTTAGAGTTCATTTGTGTAAAATATTAAAGTGTAAAAATTGTTATAGTTTTAGTTGCCATCCCATTGACTTACAACACGTTTTATTTTGTTGTAGAGTTCGGTTTCTTCGTCTACAAAGTCAAACATACCCTCAACTGAAAATCCTTTGAACTCTCCGTCTTTTACTTTTGCCCATACTTCGTCATTGTCTACTAAGTAAGACACAAACCAAGAACCATCGGCAATCTTTTCAAAGCCTTTTGGTGGGTTAACGCCTCTCTCTCGGTCTATTAGGTAAGATTCCAACAAGTGAACGCCTTTAACTTCGCTTTCGTGGTGTTGGTTAACGCTTGAATATTTACCATTTCTTGCCCATTTCTTAGCAAGTTTGAAGATTGCCTCTCTATCGAACATTACATAATACTCGCCACGTATAGAATCCCTCCGATAAATTGGTAAATCAGCAACCATAGCAACGCCCGATACAATCCTTTTTTCTTCATTGGTTATGCTAAATTTATTAAAGTTCAATTTAGATTCAGCCCATCTTAACATTTCTTCACCACCCCATAGTAGATATGAGATTGTTCCACAAGCTGTGTCGTCTGATGGA